GCGATAGTCTCGTGGTTGTAACGTGCTGTGAAGGCTTCCTGCGCATTGTCATAAGCAATGGCTTGGCCCTCGTTCTTGACTGGAGCAGAACCAAAGCCAGCCAGCTTTGTTTCTTCTTCAAAGCTACGCTCAGATTTCTCTGTTTCGTAGATTTCTTTGTGCTCTTCGCCATAACGGGCGTATTCCATACCGAACAAAGCGTTCAGGCCGGGGAGCAACTCTTTAAGTAGTTGTGCGCGTGAAATTGCCATGGTCTATGTCTCCTTAGATGCCGGTGGCGTTAGAGTAAGAATGGGCACCGGGATTGAACTTCACCAAGATGTCTGTAAAGTTGTCGCCAACTGTAGAGAATCCGGGAACGTCCGCAAAACCGACAACACGGAAAGCATAGCCAGAAGTAGTAGCGGCAGAAGAGCCAGCCACAACTGCGGTGTTGCTGTTACCAGTGGTAGTGCTACCTGTGGATGTTGACTGAACTGCGTTCAAGTACACGTTGGCACCCAAAGCAGCTTGTGTCACTGAGCCAGCGGACTGGACTTGGAACACAGCGCGGTCGTCATCAATCACGTACGCAGTAATAGCAGAACCGTTCACAGAAGCTGTGTTGGCTGGGTAGTACTGAGAATAGATTGTTTGGCCTTGTGCATTCACAAAGGAGCAGCCGACGAAAACGCCGATTGTGCCTGCTGGGAATGGTGTGCTGTTGTCGCCATTTGTAGTGACGATATTGAGGTAGCCGTTGGTGTTAATTGCAACGATCGAGCCATTAAAAATGTTCGTGTTGTAACCAGCGGGGTCAATCAGAAATTGTCGAGTGCTACCAGCGTATGGTAGACCACCCAACTCGTTTACGGCACGAAAGCCGTAGGGAGAAGCGGTAGATGCCATTTAAGGACTCCTAAGTTTATTTAGAACCAGAACCAAACCCACCACGCGTTGTTGTCGACTTGCGTTCGGCAAACAGCGGCATACGTGGATCGTTTTGTCGCATGAAGTTGTTGTCAACTGAGTCCATCTGGTTTTGAGCTTGTTGGTCATAGTACTCATCCCGGGCACGGGCTTTTTCGGCTGCCATCTTGCAAAGCATGAGGCCACCAATTTCCACGTTACCAGTCTTTTCGTTGCCCACCATCATCAATTCCGGATGGTCTTCTGCCTTCACCGGCTCCCAACCTTCACGCATTTTGCGTGACACGTTGGTCACTTCCGCTTGGCCCATAACGTGTGTCGCTACCCAGCGATACACATACCCGGGTTCAGGCGTTGGATCAGGCAAGTTTGTCGGCGGTACGTATACAGCACGGACAGATTTTTCGCGTGTCGTTAGATCACGATTTTTGCGGTCAATAGTTTCAGCCATTTCAGTTCTCCAGTTTTGCTACTTGTGCAGCGTATTGCTGCGGGGTTAAACCTAATTTTTTAGCCAACGCAACTTGCGTAGTAGTCAGCTTAATTTTTCCGGCGCTCGTAGAACGCGAGACAGAGGCAACCACTGTCGTAGGCTTCTTTTGAACCTCACCAGACCTTGGCTTGTCTTCGCTCCGACCAAACAGATCAGGAAACGTTGACTTCATGCGAGCATCAATTTGCTCGAAATATTCAGCAGAGCGGGGATCCACTCCGTTTGTGACTAGCTTTTGGTGCAGCCCTAGTGCGTAGCTGGTGTATTCCTCAAACCCTTGTTGCCCGAACCACTGGTTTTTTGCCTGCCAGCGCAGAGTTTTTTCGTCGGGCTCAACCTTTGCAGGTTGGGCTTGAGGCGTTTGTACCTCAAAATTTTCTTCCTGTAAAGGGGCAGGGCGAAAATTCTTTGTTTGTTCCACTTTGATCTTGGCGTCCATTACAGCTTCTTGAGCTTCAATGATGGCGTCAGTATCGTAAGCTTCTTGCGCTGCCTTCAGTTTGGCACGAGCTTCTTTTAACTCAGACTCGGCTTTGCCTTTGGCACCTTCAATGATTGCTTCTTGTCCTGTGTAGACATTCTGCTTGAGGCGTTTGTTTTCCTCAATCAACTGCTGTGCTAGACGCTCCAGCTCTTGTTTCTCACGCATCGTAGCTTCTTTGACACGGCGCTCGTCATGACGGGCGTGGGTCAACTCTTTAATGCGTGATTTGACTTTGTCGGAATACGACTCAATCTCTTCATCAGTGGGGTCGGCAACTTCCTTGTCCAAAGGCTTGCGGCCTCTGTCACGTTCGGGAGTGTCGTCCTCTATTTCAATGGAGACGTCACCTTCGCCTTCGATTTCAAACTCGACTTCGTCGGTCTTCTTGTCTTCGATTTCGTCGGGGAACTTGTATGGTTCAGCCATTTCTTTCCTTTCAAGCGCGGGTCAAGCCGCGAGGGTCTAGCACAACAGCATCAACTTGGTCATCGTTGATGAGACGGAACTCCTTGCCAAAGATCTTGAATCTTGTGCCGGAGTAAGTGCGAACCAAGACGAAGTCGCCTTCTTTACACCATGCTCCGTTGGGGAACTTGGCAGTGTCTTTGTACGCATCGGGGCCTACGCGCAACACGAACAGCACCGTGGTGGCATGTTCTTCTTGACGTAGCGTGGCGGTATCTCTCACGAGATCCAGTGATGTACCTGCAATCTTTTGATCGACTTCAGGCACGACGCAGAGCAGCTTCCAACCTGTTGGGGTGGGTAGTGCACCTGCTTTTGTCTCGTTGTCATCTTCAGCTTCCGGTTTGTCCAGTGGCTGAATATGGGGCGGCAACGAAATACCGGGGGGCAAAATCAATCCTGATTCACTCATGGGATTTTTCAACTTTCTCAAGCAGGTCAAGTAAATAACGCTCTGCGAGAGCTAGACCTGAAATAATCCCGCAGAGTTTTTGGTATTCCTCAAATGATCGACATACTCCCCCAGCCAAGTCATCGGCATAGTTGTTCATGTCTGTACGTAATTTGTCGCGCAATACGTGTGCGAAGTCTTGAATCATTTCTTAGAACCTTGGTTCCTGCCATTTTGAAGCGCAGCAGTTCGCGCTTGTAGAGCCATCTGAGCTTTACTCTTTGCGATGTCAGCCCCCATCTGGAGACCAGCACGTTCTTGTTCAAACTGTTGCTTGAATTCGCTCTCTTTGATTTGCGCACCTGTGCGAAGAGCATCCAACTCCAGTCTGCCACTGACTTCTTGCTCTTTCAAAGCCTGTTCGTCGGCCTTGGCAGCAGCGTCCATCATGATCTTTTGTTTCTTCAACTCCAGTTCCTGCGCCTTGAGTTGTAGTTCTTGCATCTGCAACTGCAAGACAGGGTCTTGGGCTTGTTGCTGTGCCTGCATCTGCGCGGCCTTGGCCTGATCCTGCATGAGCACCTGCTGCGCTGCTTGAGCCATCATGCCGGACAAGGCAATCTCGATCTGCGGTGGCAACTTCTCGTCTTCGGGAGGCAGCGGCATTCCCAATTGCTGCTCAATCTGCTGACGCATCTTGAAGCCTACGTGCTCTGCAATGTGAGCAGTGATTGCTCCCATGATCTTGGCCGCTTGTGGGTTCTGGCCAATGAATTGCTGAATCATCGGGTCTTGCACCAGCATCATGTGCACTTGTATGTGTGCGTCGTGGTTCTGATGCAAGAACGCTTTCATAGGCGTACCCTTGAGCGCGTTCTGGTTCTCTTGCACGGGGTCGATTGGCTTCATGTCCTCTTCAATTGGCACAAGCTTCTCGGCGTTCTTGATGCCCAACACGTTCAGCATGCCACGGTGCAGTTCTGGCAAGTTGTAAATATCTGGAGCCATCTGCGCCATCTGGATCACAGCTTGGTACTGGATCACTCGCTGGCTCATTGTGGCTGCATTGGGGTCTGACACGGGGATCACGTCCACCATGTCATAGTCAGCCTTCTTCGCTTTGCGTGTGCCGTACTCAGGTGTGTACTTGTAGTCCGCATCGGTGTAGTCGCGGATGATATTCTTGATGAGCTTGAACTCTTGCTTCAGAGCGAAGTGCACACGCGCTTGCACAGCCGTCATCACCTTGAGCTGGCGCTCCAGCAGAGCCAACGTTGTACCCACGGGCGCATTCGCGCTCATGTCAGACACCTTCATGTCAGCAGTCGCGGCAAAGCGACGACCTTCATCAACGATGGTCTGCATCAGGTTGAACAGCGTCGCGCTTGGCTCCTTGTAGGGCAGAGGCAGGATGCTGTCACGGATGTTGCCAGACGCTACGTCGACGTCTCGCCACTCTCCCGGGGCAATCGGCGTGTCATCACCTTTAATCCGAAGCCCTCTGGACTTGAGGCCGCCGGGAAGATTAGATAACGTTCCTGCGTCAACCAGTTGACGCATAAGGCTAGTGGCTGACTTGGCAAAACCGCCGATGAGGTGGAAGAGTCCAAAACCATAAGCTCCAAATCCGGGGATGTATTGGTAGTGGACGAAGTGTTGTCGTTTGAGTCGAAGGTCATCATCTTCATTCCAGTTGCGGCGTATGGACAGAATGTCATTTGTGCCCTTAATGATGGTTACAACGTATGGCAACATGATGCCGGTCTCTTCGCCAGAGTCGTCCTTGTCCTCGTACCCGTCAAGGTTCAAGTCAACGTGGCACTCATACAAAGTGTAGCGATCGTCGTTCAGGTCATTGAAGCCCGTCTCTTTATCCTTGGCTTTCTGAATGTCCGTGCGGTCTTTCGGTGCATCAGGCAGCTCGATGTCCAGATAGAACCCCGCTTGCTGGAGTTTGACGATCTCGTTCTTGGTCTTACGCATGACGTGCGTGATGCGATGGCAAGTGTCCATGTCTGTCGCGCCGTAGGGCAGCAACATGTCTTCTGCTGGAATAAACATCGACACCTGACGGCCAAGACCGGGGTCGTAGTACACCTTCTTAAATGCTGAACCTGTAGCTGGCAGTGACCAGAGCATGCGCTCGTGCTCAGCGCGGTACTCGACCATGTTCTCGGTCAACTCGTAGTTCATGTCGTCCTCGACATTGATCGCAATCTCACGAGTCTCGGGGGTCTCTTTGCCAAGAATCTTAGTACGAACAGGTCCCTGCGCAGGGAACGTCTCGGTGATTGTCTCGGCTTGGAAGCGCACAACGGCTTCGGTAATCATCGGGTGGAACACACCGCAAGCGCCTTGCCATGGCTCCGTGCGCTCCTCAATCTGAAGCCCAAGCAGCTTCAGACCGTCAACGTAAGTCTTCTCCCACTCTTTGCGTGAGCCCTTGTCGTTGTCAATGTCAGACACCAAGTCACCAGCCAGCGACTGCAAGGCACCATCGTCTATGTACTCGGCTAAGTTGTCACCAAAGCCTTCTTCGTCTTCCTCGCCGGGCTTGATCTGGATTTCCAAACCGTCTACGCCGATGTTGACTTCTTCGGGATCAACAATCTCAATTTCAATTTCGGATTCGTCCTGCGCCAACTCTTCAATACCAGTCGGTTGCTGGTACAGCGCTTTGTCGATGTTCGTTGCCATGTGTGTTCCTAGTAATATTCGAACTTCTTACGGCGGAAGAACTGGGGTTCGTCCTTCTCATCCGAGTCCAGAGAAATAAAGCCACCTTGCCTGAAGCGTAGCAGCGCCTGTGTTGTCGTATCCACGAAGTCGTCGTGCTCCCCAACTGGGAACGCCGCCATCTCTTCAATTACCTCGCGTGCCCAGCGGGTGTCCGGTGCCCAGACTTTACCACTGCTGAATAAATCCGCAACTGCATTGACACGCACCATCTTGTC